TCAGGGGGCGACGTAGAACAGTGCTGTGATGCGCCAGATCACGGAAGTCACGGCCCCGGCGACGATGGTAGTTGCGGTGTTCTGGGCACTGGACATGATCGGTCGTGCGGGATCGATGGTTTTCTCGTAGACACTCCCTGCAGCCGCGGCCTCCACAGGGATCGAGAAGGCAAGGGAACCCGGCAGGTTGGTGGTTGTGATCAGCGTGGGTGTGGCACCTGCGGTCAGCGCGGCTGCGGCATGGCGCTCGATGGCGAGGCGGGTCAGATAGTGCCGCAAGCCCGCGCCGGGGGCGGCAAGGGTCAGAGTGACGGCTGCACCCGCGACCCCCGTATTCGTGCCGATGTTCGAGGACACCTCTCCCAGCAGTCTGTCGTCCAGCAGCCCGGTCGCGGCCAGCAGGACCGCCGTGGCAGACCCCGACGTATAGGCGGTCACGCGGGCGCGCAGCCTGGCGAACCCTGCGCAAGCCGCGACCCAGAGGCCCGGTGCAGCACCTGCGACAGCGGCCAGATAGATGCCGCCCGTCACCGGGCGTACCGGCAGAATGACCCAGTTGACGCCGTCCGCCGAGCCCGACACCTCAACCGTCAGGTTGAACGTGCCGCGCAGGTCGAGCGTGATGGTCGAGGCTCCGTCCGCGTTGGCGATGATTTCCGAGTTCAGCGCACCCAGCGCCCCGGCCGCGACGATGTTTTCGCGCGGATGCAGGGTTCCGGTGGTGAGGTCACGGGACAGTTTGGCCATCAGTTTGCACTCCAGTTGATTTTGACCGGACCCGAGGTCGGGCCGGAGAAGGTGGCGTTGAGGGTGATCTGGTCCGATCCCGCCTCGCCCCAGAGCGTGACGAGATCGAGCAATTCCGGGCTGTTCTCGTCGGCATCGATGGGGGGCGCGAGCGAGACGGTGATCAGGGACGTTGGCAGAACGCCTGGTGCTGCGATCACCGTCGACGCCTCCAGCGCATTGTCCGCGACCGCGAGGACGCCCGTTCCGGTGTAGGGCCCGAGGTTGAAATCCACGCCGTCGGCCCGAGCGCGGAGCCGCTGTGCGGTGGCGTTGAACCAGATCCAGCCATCGGCGCGGCCGGCAGGATCAGCGGCCAGGTTGCCGAGGATGGCACCTTGCGGCAGCGTGGGTCGGCCGCTGGTCCGGTCGATCCTGATTGCATCGAAGAAGGCCGAACCATCCGGGCTGACCTTGAAGCTGAAATCGTCGTTGCCCAAGAGGCCGAGCAGCGCCCGAGCCGAAAACCCGGTCTTGAAGGCGAAAGCCGCATCGTTTCCAGCCGCCGCCTTGTTGACCGTCGCCTCGATCCCGGCCCCGGCATTGTTCAGCAGCACTGCGGGCGTGTTCATCGACAGCCGGTTGGTGCTGTCCGCCGTGGCCCCACCGAGGCCCAGAAGCAGGGCGGTCAGGTTGGCCTGGGGCATGCCGACCTGCGTGACGGCATTGGCGAAGGTCACTGTCGGCGTGTTCACGACCGTGGTGCCCCCGGCCCCTGCCGTGGCCGAGCCAATGTTGACGACGGTGGTCGATCCGGATGCGCCGCCGGTGCCGAGGTTCACGGTCTTGGTGACGCCGGTGGTCGTCGCCCCGGTGCCCATGCCGTAGGTGGCGGTCGTCGTCGCCGTGCCGATGCTGGCCGATGCCGCCGAGACGGTGACAGTGCCCGAGGCGGTCAGCGTGCCGGAGAAGGTCTTGTTGCCGGAGAATGTCTGGGTGCCCGCGAGGATCGCCAGCTCGCTGGAGGTGTTGGGCAGTGTGAAGGTTCGGGTTGTGCCGGTGGTGATCCCCGACAGCGAAAACAGCGCCTTCTTCGTCGGATCGGAATCGTTGACGAGGCTGAAGATCGCGTCTGAAACATCCTGCGGCACGCCGACCGGATCCCAGACGCTTCCATTCCAGACGATAAAGGCCTGTTCGGACGCGATCCAGACCAGCCAGCCCTGGCGCGGCACCAGGCGCATCCAGACGCCATCGACCCAATAGGCCAGGTTCAGATCCCACCCTGCCCAGAGCCCGGTTGCGCCAGAGGCCACGAGGTGCCGGTCGCCGTCGGCTGGGCTCGCAGGCGGCGTGGTGCGCGTGCGGTCGAGGACCGAGAGTTGCACCATGGCATCGAGCAGGCGCAGGGCCTCGTTGTGGGTGACATGCTTCTGGGCTTGGGCGGCCAAGAGATACGGCAGACCGAGATGGGTGGAGGTGTCGGACATGGGGCCCTCAGAATTGAAGTGTGACGGCGGCGGGATCGCCGCGACCGAGGCGGTTCGAGAGCTGGTAGATGCGGATGGAAAGTGTCTGGCTTGGCCCAAGCGGTACGCCCCAATCGGCGGTCTGCTGGGCGGCGGTATAGAGAACCGATGTCGTGCTGCTGGTCAGCGTCCGCTTGACCGCAGCCCCGTCGAGGATCTGGACATCGTAGCTTTCCAGGTCTTCAGTCAAGGGCACCTCGACCTGCTCCCAGGCATCGGCCACCAGCGCGCGGGATCGCCGCGTCCAGCGGATCGTCAGATCGCTCGGGCTGCGCGCCGTCCGCCACGGCTGTTCGACATGGACCGGCGCGAAGGGCACGAGGCCGCGACCGGCTGGCGTGAAGGCCAGCGCGGTGTAGCTGGCGTCGCTGATAGCCCGCGCCGCGGGGCCGATGCGCCAGTTCCATGGCAAACCGAGATCGGCTTCGGCGATCGGCAGCGGGGCAAGGGCAGAATCCAGAACTACCACCCGTGCACCTGCCGGTGTGGGATTGCCCATCGCGGCTTCGGTGCCGCGCTGGCCCCGCAAAAGGCGGGTCAGGCGATAGCGGCTGGGCGCGATCAGTTCGGCCGCACCCGCCTGCACGATCTCCCAGGTGCCTGGTGCGGTTTCCACAGCCAGCGCATTGGCGCCGCCGAACAGCGTCAGATCGGTGACGCTTTCCAGCGTGCCGGTGGCCAGATCGACGACAAGCGCATTGCCGATATCGAAGCGCGAGGTTGGGCCCCGATAGAAATCCGACACCAGCGTGCCGATCCGGGCGCGGCTGCCGAAGGTGGTCAGCAAGGCAAACCCATCCGCCCCTGGGCTGCGGAACACCGCCATCTCGCCCGGCCAGGGAACGGCGTGCGCCGCGACCATTGGCCGGTGCGCGGGCTGGTCCTCGGAAAGCTGCGGCAGGTCGAGCAACACGACATCCGGCGCACCGAAGACCACCGACCGGGTCAGCGTGGCCGGGCGCGGATCGCCGGGTGGCAGATCATAGGCGGCGCGATCCTGGCGGACGGCCTCAACTCCCCGCCCCTCGGAATCGGCGATGGACACAAGGCGCAACTCGATCTCGCTGCCGTCATGGATCAGCCGGATCACGTCGGCGGGGTCCAGGGCCAGCCGCGACGGCGGCAGGCGGAAGGTGGCGCTCTCGCGGCCAATCCAGGCTTCCATCAGCGCGCGGCGGCAGCGGCGTTCGGCCTCTTCGGGCGGAATTGCCATCGGGAAGCTTTCCAAGGCAATGCGCGTGGTGTCGACGGTGATGCGACGGGCTTCGACAAGCGCCGCATCATAGTCCTCGTCGGCGCGGGCCACCTGCCATTTCAGCGCCTGCGGCAGTTCGGTTTCCTGCGCGCGGACAAGTTCCAGCGCCTCGCCCTCGCGGGACGCCACAAGGTCATCGTGCGCCAGGGTCAAAACAGACGCCCGCCCGCGCATGACGAAGCGGATCATTCCTTCAGTCTCGATGGCATCGAACCCGAAATGTCGCGCCAGCGTGCTGATCGATGAGCGCGGGGCTTCCAAGGCGGTGATGGCGTAACCTTCAACGGCACCCCAGAGGCCGGACACGTCGATCAGGGCTTCCGGCATCCCGGCGCGCAGGCAGAGGTACCGGACCAGAGCCGCCAGCGACACCGCCCCCAGCCGCCCGGTCAGCCAGTGGCCCAACCGCCAGTTCGGTCCATCAGTCCAGACATCGGTCAGTTCGGGAAAGAACGGATAGGGCCGCGCGTCCCAGGTCCAGGCGGCGCATTCCGGCACATGCACCATGCGGCCGCCGTAGACAGACGACAACGGGTTGTTGGCCGGATCGTCCCAGTGCAGGTAGCTCGCCTCCAGATAAGCCCGCTGGATCGCGTCATCGCGCCAGCCGCGCGAGAAATACGGCGTGAAGCTTTCGGACGATTTGGGGTCGAAGAAGACGTTGGGCTGATTGGTGCCCCGGTCGATGGCGGGACAGCCCAGTTCGGTGAAGCGGATGGGTTTCGATTGCGGCACCCATGCGGTCGGCGTGCCACCCTCCACCCCATCCGGCCGGTTATAGTGCGGGTTCGTCCACCAGGCACGGATATCCTTGGGGCGGAAGACCCAAGGCTTGGCCGCCGCGCCATCGGTGATCGCTGTCCGGATCTGCGCAGAGCGGTCAGCGCCGCTGGCATAGAACCAGTCGAAGCCTTCGCCGCCCGCGATGTTCGCCTGCAGGTAGGCGCGGTCGTAGATCGCGGGCCAGCCTTCAAGCGCATCGGCGTGGTCGAAACCGTCGCGCCAGTCGGACAGCGGCAGGTAGTTGTCGATGCCGACGAAATCGATGTTCGTGTCGGACCAGAGAGGGTCGAGGTGGAAATAGACGTCGCCACTGCTGTCTTGCGGATGGTGGCCGAAGTATTCCGACCAATCGGCGGCATAGCCGATCTTGGTGCCGGCGCCGAGGATGGCGCTCACGTCGGCCGCGAGGGTCTTGAAGGCGGTGACGGCGGGATAGGTGCTGGCCCCCGAGCGGATGGTGGTCAGGCCGGGCATCTCGGTGCCGATCAGGAAGGCATCGACGCCACCCGCCGCTGCACAAAGGTGCGCATAGTGCAGCACCATACGGCGCAGACCCCAGTCGCTGGGCGAGCCGGTGAAGGCGACGGTCTCGCCGCTGACGCTGAAGTTGCCTGCCGTCGCCGCCCCGAACAGCGCCGACACTTGCGTGGCCGCCGTGCCGGTCTTGTCCACCGATCCAGCAAAACCCGCTGCCGGGGAACAGGTGATCCGCCCCCGCCAGGGGAAGGCGGGCTGGCCCGGCGTGGCGGCATTGGCGCTGTAGGGGTTCGGCAGCGTGTTGCCGGGCGGCACATCCATCAGCAGGAAGGGATAGAAGGTGACGCGCAGCCCGCGCGCCTTCATCTCCTGGATTGCCTGCACCACTGCAAAATCTGCAGGCGTGCCGCCATAGACCGGGCGATCATCGGCGTCGCGGCTGACCAGATGCGCGCTGGCCCGGCTGATCCCGTTTACCGACCAGTTGGCGGGCGTCGTGGCCTTGGACGCTACCTCGACACCCGGCTTCACCTTGCAGAACCCTGCGCGCAGTTCGTTGCCAAACCAGGCCACGACGAGGCTCACGCTCTCGACGGCCGGGGCCATGGCCTGCAGCCGGTCCAGCGCCACCACGATGTCGGTCTGGTCGGGCAGCGCGTTCAGGTTCTCCGCGACCGTGGCACCACCGCTGCCCTTGCGGATGGCATCGGTCGCATAGGTGAACTCGCCCGAGGCCGGGATCAGGGTGACGGACTTCACCAGCCCCTCAGCGGTGTCGGCATCGGCCAGCGGACGGAAGACTTCGAACGACAGCTGCGGCAGGCGGTTGCCGAAGGTTGCCAGCACCAGATCCTCGAACACGACATAGGCCGTGCCGCGATAGGCGGGCGTGTTGGCTGCGCCCATCTTGGCGGCGATGAAGGGATCGGCCGACTGCGCCTCGTTGCCGGGATACCAGCGCCAGGTCACGCCGGTCATGTCCATCGCCTTACCGTCCGCCCAGATGCGGCCGATGCCAGTGATCGGCCCCTCGCAGAGCGCGACGGCGCAGCTGGCATAGTAGAGGTATTCGGTGGTCTTGACCTTGCCGCCACCGCCGCCCTTGCCGCCACCTTGGGTGGTGGTCTTGGTCTCTTCGCGGAAATCAGTCGCCCAGATGATGTTGCCGCCGATCCGCATCCGGCCGTAAAGCCGCGGGATCACCGCGCCTTCGGTGGCCGAGGTGATGCGCAGCGTGTCGAGCCGCGCGCCTTCGATCCGTTGGGCCGGAGCGAGCGAGGATACGATCCAGCTGTCGACCACGGACCCCACGGTCGATCCGATGAAGCCACCGATGGCCGCGCCGGAAAAGCCGAGGATCGCACCGCCAAAGGCCCCGCCGATGGCAGTGCCGACAGCGCCGAGGACGAGCGTGGCCATGGAAAACTCTCAGCGTTGGGGAAAGAGAAAGGCGAAGGAGATGCGGCGCCGCCAGGTGGGGGTCAGCGGTTCCTCGATGACGCCGAGCCGCTCATAGGCATGCAGGAAGGTGTCGGGACCGGTCAGGATGCCGACATGCTTGGCGATGGCGCGGGGCATCATGCGAAACAGGATCAACGCGCCGGGCGGAGCATTGCCGGGTGCGATCTCCGGCATCATGCGGCGCGCGCCTTCAGCCAGAACCTCACGCGGTCCGCTTTCGCCCCAGTCCCGGCTGTAGGGCGGGATTGGAAACGGCTCTGGCCCCACCACCTCGCGCCAGACACCACGCGCGAGGCCAAGGCAATCGCAGCCGACGCCCTTCAGGCTGGCTTGGTCGTGATACGGGGTGCCGAGCCAGGACCGCGCGGCGGTGATGACCAGATCGGAATCGACGGGTGTCACAGCACCGCCCCCTCATGGCCGCCGTCGGTGGTGGCATAGCGCAGGACTGCGTCCTGGCCGGGGATGTTGGGGAAGCCCCGGAAGTTGGCGACATTGGCGAACTTTGTGCCACAGGTCGCGATCCGCTTGTCGCACCCGGCGCGGATGGTGAAGGTGTCTGTCCCGGCGACGGCGCGCACCGGGGCTTCCAGCAGGGTCAGGAAGGCGACACCGTCGACCAGGTCATGCGACAGCACCTCGGCCCGCCGCCCGGCATTGGCGCCGCTGATCCAGTCGAGGGTGCCGAAGGTGAACCAGCCAGTGGTGAATGCAGCGAGGCCGGAAGCTGTGAACGCCCGGTCGCGCAGCAGGTCGATGATCGCTCCGGTTCCCTTGAACGTCGGGCCATCGAGATTGACCCCGCAGCGCGCATCGCCAAGGGCGGCATCGCAGCTCGCCTGAAACGTCCGCCCGACCGTTTGCCCAAGGACATGGGCCAGCGATCGCACCTCGGCCACGAAAGCAAGCCGCCCGCGCCGGATCTGGCCGATGGCCCCGCGCCGCATCAGCAAGCGCTGGGAGGTCGCGGACCAGTTCACCCGCCAGACCTCGACGGCCGCATTGTCCCAGCGTCCGTCAATGATGTCAGTCTCGGTGATCCGGTCGGAGGACAGCACACCTTGGGCGTCCTGCGCATCGACGGAAAGGTCCGAGCCCGAGCGCACTTCGGAGGCGGCAAAGCCGCTCTCCGGCTCGAAATCGGTGCCGTCGAAGGTCAGGGTTCGGTCGTGATCGGTGAAGCCCAGCGTCACCGCATCGGCCCGCACGATCCGCCAGCACCAGGTCAGCGTCGTCGTGCCCTCGTCGAGATGGGCCTGAAGTGCGGGCGGGAGCGCTTTCACTTCCGCCCCCAGCCGCGCCACAGGGCGACCGAGGCCAGCGCCGAGGAGACCACGCCCCCGGCTGTGCCGGTCAGGGCGTAGAGATTGAACGGACGCAGATCGAAGCTGCCGGTCAACAGATCGAAATCCGCCAGCCCGGCCATGGCCAGCCCGGAGGCAGCAAGACAGGCCAGATAGACCAGCCCGCGTGCGAGGTTCCAGTTCATGATGTTGCCTTTCCTGTGAAAAATCCCATCAGCCGCTGCCACCACGGCCGGGTGCCAGGCGATTGGTTTGGCACCGTTAGTGGCAAGGTCGGCGGCATCGACACGCTCGGCGGGCGCAGCAATGCCAGCGCCTCGGCCTCGGTCAGTCGCCGAATGGGCCGTGAGAAATCCACCCGCCCGTTGCGGTCGACCGCCCAGACCGGAATGGTGCCGGTCGGGTAGCGGCCATCCCGGAACAGATCGCGTTCGGCCTCGCGGCGCGTACGGATCGCGGCGGGTCGGAGCCAGCCCATGAAAGCCTGCGCGGCGGCGGCACGGTTGCCCGCGTTCAGGTGGCGGGTCAGCGACGCCTTCGCGATGCCGCCGGTGTTGTAGTGGAAGCTGACCAGCGCATCGAACTCGTGCGGTTCCAGCGGCACCTTCACCGGGCGCAGCACTTCCGCCTCATAGGCCACGATGTCGGCGCGGAAGAGCCGGAACGCCTCACGGATTCCGGCATCGAGATCGGCGGGCATACCACGCGGCATTCGTACCGGATCGGGCGGACCGGCGGCTGCGGTATGGCCGATGCCGAAGGTCCAGACGTTTTTGACGTCGAGATAAGGTCCGGGCACGAGTCCTTCGTGCCGGACAAGGGCCAGCAGGCCCCGATCAGTCATGTGCATGGGATCACCCAAAGAGTGTTGAGAGGATCAGGATCAGGGCGGCAACGAGAAGGCCGACGCGCAGGCGGTGACTGAAGGCCTGTGCCGGGTCGGCTGCGTCGCAGCGGATGGCGCGCGCGAGACGGAGAAGTTCATACATCGCTGTCGCCCCCTTTGCCGCTGCGCAGCCGGGTGAGGACGACCTCGATGAAGGCGGGGCCGAAGACACCGACCAGATAGGCGGCCGAGCCCGCCGCACCCCCAGCCGGGATCGCCTGGGATGGCAGGCCGAGCCAGGCGGTGATGACCGCCATGGACAGACTGCCCATCCCCGCCGCGATCAGACCGCCGAGCAGGATGTGGCGCAGGGCATCGCGAAGCCTCATCCGCGTGGTCAGGGCGTTGGTCGCCCCGCCCAACGCGCCCCAGGCCGCAAGGATGACAGCGGTGGAGGTTGCCAGATCGCGCAGAGCCGCGGCGAAAAAGCCGGTTTCTTCGTTCATCGCCGGATCTCCAGTAGCGGGATGGATGTGATTGATCCCAGCCGCTCGAGGTCGAGGGTGACATCGAGCATGTCGGTGTCAAAGCGGACCGGGACGTCGAATTCGAAGCCCGCCGTGATTGCGACGCCCGCGCCGGGGGCAGTGGTGAAGGTGACGCTGCCGGTGGTGGTGTCGACGCTCCAGCCCGACATCTGCTCGACGCCGTTCAGGGCGAGACGGACGGTCCCTGCCACCGGCTTGGCGATGGCGCGGGTCCAGCTTTGCGCGCCGGAAGTGTAGCGTTTCAGCAGGGCGAAGGTGGCGACGGCACCATTGCCGGTGCCGATGGGCTGATCGGTCGGCGCGACCTGCTGCGACGGTAGGCCGGATTTGTAATCCGCCCAGTCTTTATAGCGAAACCCGTGCAGGCGGCCGTTGCGCGCCTCGAAGAACGCCACGACCGCCGCCAGATCGTCGGCGCGACGGATGCCGTAGGCCACATCATAGCGGCGGCGCGAGTTGGCCCAACTGGCATTGCGCTCCTCATCGCCAGAGGCCAGTTCGACCACTTGCGTGCGCCGTTCCGGCCCCCCGCGCGCCCCGCGGCTGATGTTGTCGGGGAACCTGACCTCGTGAAACGCCATCACATGCCCCTCCGGCCGAGCGACACGGCACGGGCAATGTCGCTCGCCACCTGCGTCCGCGATTGCCGGAAGCTTTCAGCATCGCGCGCCATGATGGTGACGTTGACGGAGGGCGCGCTGGACTGGCCTTGGCCGTAGCCCGCCGCTTCCCGGCGCGAGAGCACGCGCTCGCCGCGTTGCAGGATTGCCGGAACCTGGTCCGGCTTGATCCCGGCCCAGCCGCCCGCATGCATGCGCGGGGCATTGGCAAAGGCCATGGCCGGAACCATGCGGCCCGGTCCCGGCGATCCGACCAAGCCACCGGCGTGCAGGATGTTGGCGAATATTCCGCCCGCACCGCCAAGTGCGCCCGACAGCGCATTGGCAATCGGCCCGAGGATGAACGTCCGCGCTGCCAGCTTGGCCAGATCGGCGATCATCGAGGTGACCAGATCGCGGAAGTCGAGCTTGCCGGTCTTGACGAACTCGCCCACCGCATTCTCGGCCGAGGTAAAGGCCCCGACCAGCGCCTGACCGACATCGCCGCCGATGCTGCGCGCCTTGGTGGCATAGTCGGCGAGCGCCGCAGTGACTGCGCCCCAGCCGGTCGCAGCCTGGTCAGCCCCTGCTGCAGCGTCAGTCCCGGCGTCACGCGCCGCTGCGCCCGCACTTCCGGCAGCGGTGGTCGTCTCGTCCAACTCAGTGTTCAGGGAATCCGCCGAACTGGCCGCGTCTGCCAACGCCCCGGTGCCGGTCACCGCGTCGCGCAGCGCTTGCCAACTGGCTAGCGGACGCCCGGCAGCATCGGTCAGCATGCTGGCCGCTTCGCGGTAACCGTCAGCCCGGCCACGCGCATCGTCTGCCATCGTGCCAAGCCCGAGGTCGGGCGGCTCAAGGTATGTCCGGGACAACGCCGCCGAGAAGGCATCGGCGGCTGCAGCGCCAGCAGCTGTTGCGGCACCCTCGAACGGGTTGCCGATCCGCGCCAGTTCCACGGGGTCGAGCGTGCCGATCCGCACCCCACCTTCGCCGACCGCCCAGTCCGGCAACAGGTCCAGCGCAGCGTTCAAGCCGTCGATGAAATTGTTGATGCGGGTGACGACGCCGTTCAGCATCGCCTCGACGCCGGAGATCAGCCCGTTCGCGGCCTGAAAGGCGAAGTCGCCGATGGCGCCGGGCAGACTACCCCAGATTGCGACGGCTGCATCATAGGCTCCTTGGAAGATCGCTGCCGTCCGGTCGCCGAAGCTGACCACGCCAGCGATAGTGCCTTCAAGGGCCGACAGCCCGGCCGCCTTCAGGCTCTCCCAGCCAGCCGCCATGTTGGCAAAGGCTGCGTCGAGCGCCAGGCCTGTACGCGACCAGACCTCCGATGCCAGATCACCCAGCAGCCGGAACGCCTCGCCCACGCCGCCTACCCGGGTCACAAGTTGCGAGAACTGATAGACCAGTTCCCCCGCGCCGACGATCAGCGCACCGATCCCGGTCCGGATCAGGGCGCCGCGCAGGAAGACCAGCGCCGTGGCAAGGCCACGCACTGACAGCGCGGCGACGGCCAGCCCGGCTACCCAACGACCCGCCATGAAGGCGGCGAAGGTCGCAACATAAGTGCCGAGCCGCGCGAGGTTGTCGAAGACTGCGGTGATTGCGCCGCCGATGGGACCGGTGCCGCGCGCCATATCGGCCAGTGCGATTGCGACCGTCTCCAGCGCCGGGGCGACGGCGGCGGTCAAGCGGTTGGTGAGGCCAAGCCAGATCAGGCTCAACTTGGCGATGGCATCGCCGGTGCGTTCGATCTGTGCCGCGTCGGCCGCGCTGACCGCCACACCGAAGTCGCGCACATCTTGTGCCGCTTCGCGCAAAGTGGCCGGGTCAATGCGAAGGAACGCCAGCGCCGCTTTGTCACCGAAAAGGTCAGAAGCGACAGCAGCCCGTTCCGCTTCGGGCACAAACCGGCTCAGGGCCTCCTGGATGGCGACGATGCGCTGGTCGAGCGGCAGCGCCTGCAAATCTGCCGCCGTTAGGTTCAGCCGCTGCAAAGCCCCCACAGCTGATCCAGACCCAGCCGCCGCTTCCGACAACCGCGTGGTCAGCTTCTTAGTGGCCTGTTCGATCTCGCCCATGGAAACACCGGCCAACTCCCCGGCCCATGTCAGCACTTGTAGGCTTTCGACAGTAGTGCGGAGCGATGCGGCCATGTCCGCCTGCGCGCCGATCACGTCGAGCCCGGAGCGGACCATTGCCACACCGGCGGCGGCCGCAGCGGCCGTCACCGCTGCCAGCGCGATCCCGGCCTTGCGGGCAAAGCTTCCGAGCCGGGCGTTGGCCAGCTCCATCTCAGAGGACAGGCGGCCAAACCCGCGCGTGCCAGCCTCGCCGATGCCTTCCAACTCGGCCCGCACCTGGCGGCCGCCTTCCGCGACCAGCCGGACACTGACCCTCTTCTCAGCCATGGCCGTCTCCGATCTGTTCGTTCAGCTTGCGGACCATCACCGCCTCGATCCCGGGCAGCAGTTCGGCGGCGATCAAAGTGTCGATCCCAAGGGCACGGGCCATCGCCAAGGCCGCGCCCATGTCCCAGCCCAGCACCGCGCCGGGGATCACGCGCAACTGTCCGCCAAGGCGGCCGACCAGATCCCAGACCTGCCAGCCATCTTCCGTCTGCGGTCGGTTCAGTCTTGCGGGGCAGTCGGGGCAGCGCCCCTGGCAGGCCGCACAGTACCGCTCGCCCCCGCCGAAGGACCATCCGGCAAGGGCGCGGAGACGTTTTTTTCCGCGTCCAGGATGAGGCCCTTGGCGACGAATTGGGTCTGGAACGCTTCAAAGACCGGCCAGATTTCCAGCAGGGCGTCGACGCCTTCGGGCGAGACCCGGACGGCATCACCCGCGTCATCGCCAACGCCCTCCCAATCCAGCACCGCGCGGCGCGCGACGGCCTTGGCCATGGTCAGCGCCAGTTCTTCCTGCGTGGCGGTGTCCGGCAGGGCCTCGATGGCGGGATCGGCACGGGCCGAGACCATCAAGGCGGTGGTCAACGGTGCGACATGCAAGCGCAGGCCGGGAGCAAGGGTCAGCCAAGCGGGCGCGGCACTCAGGTTCAGTCTGATCATGTTCAATAGCTCACAACGGTGTTGACGAGGACGGCAGTGCACATGCGGGCGGGGCTGACGGCCTTGGCTGCCTGCCAGTCGAAGGTGGCCTGGATGCCTTGCGGGCCCGGAATCTCGATTCGGGGACGCGGCAGGAAGACGGCATGGGCAGTGAAGGTGAAGCTGGCGTTGGCGCCGAGGCTCCAGGCGAAGACCAACTCGCAAGGCGTGCCATCGATGGCCTGCGTGATCAGCGTGCTGTCGGCAAAACGCACCTCCACCCGACCACTCAGCGCGGCCATGCCGGGGTCTGCCCCCTCGATGCGCCCGTCCGAGCGGATGGTCTCGATCCGGTCGAGGCCATTGGAATAGGTCACCTCGGCCGAGATGACGTTGCCGAGCGGCGAGCCGTTGCGCGTGATGGCCCCGTTGAAATGCCCGAACCGCTGCAGCGCCAGCGAGGTCGGCGTGCCAGCGGCAGTGGCCGCCGCGACGCTTTCCCCTTGTGCTACCAGCCGTGCGGTGGCCGTCAGCAGGCCCGACCGCGCCATCTGCCAAGAAAGCTGATCGCAGACGCAACCGGTGTACATCGCATAGCGCGGCACCTCGGGCATCGCCGTCTCGATGGCCATGCTCGGCAGGGTCCAGTTTCCAGACTGGAAGGTATGGGTCTTGGGCGTCGTGCCGGAAGTGACAGGCGCGCCGAAGGCCGCCTTCAGCCACAGCCCGAGGTTCTCGACGTCGATTGGCACCACGACATCGCCGTCTGCGGTGACGGCGTCCCTGATCGGGGCCAGCGGGTCTCGCCCCTGGCCCAGCAGTTCCGATGCGATCAGCGGCTGCTCAGACCCAAGTGTGGTGCTGGCAAACGGCACCGTCCGATAGCCCGTGGCGGGCGCGCTGCCATAGACGGTTTCGAACGCAAGCGCCATCTGCGCCCGCGCCCCATGGGCTCGTGCCATCGTAGTCTCCTCTCGTGAATGGGGTCAGGCCAGCGGGTCGGCCGTGGAATAGTGCAGGATGACCGGGATCACGGCCGCCTTCAGGCTCGCCGCGCCCTCGACCGGCAAATCGACCGGGCGCGGCGCTTCCGCCTCGACCCAGTCGCAGAGCCCGCCCAGCGTTCGGTCGGCGGCAAGCGCCGCGCCGACACTGGCGCAGAGCGTGTCGAAGGCGGCGTCACGGGCCGGACCCTGCACAACCGCCTCGATCTCTGCCCGGTGCTGGTAATGGTAACGGAGCGGCGACAACGTGACGTCAGGCCCCCCCGGCTCGCCGTCGCGCAGGATAAGCAGGCCCGCAGTGGGAACGCGTTCAGGCAGCACTTCACCGCGCAGGGCGGTGGCGGACAACGCCGAAAGCCGCGCGTGCAGCGCGGCGAGGATGGTTTCGCGGGGGGTGGGCATCAACGCAGACCTTGCGGCTTTCGTGGGGACCATTGCGGCATCGGAAGCACCGAACGGCAAGGTAGACGCTTCTTTACTACCTGCCTCTACAAATCATCCCGCGGGTCAGCGGGAGGTTCCATGCAGCACAAACTAAGGGAGTTTCTCCGCCACGGCGGCAGCGGGCAGTATGTGTTCGCACGGCAGAACGGGGCCGTTTACGGCTATCGCGCGGGCATTGCGATCAAGTCGCTTTTCTTCGGATATGCCGACCTGCGGGCCGATTTCACCGACCAACTTGACCGCGTGATCGCCGACAACACTCGGATGCTGCTGAACGCCCTGACGCCGCCGGACACCGTGCCATGGGTGACCGAAGCCGATCTGCGTGACGTATCGGATGCGAAGGAGGAAGCGCTCCGCCAGTGGGATGCGCGCTTGACGGCGATCTTCGAGGAATATGAGACCCACCCGCAGCGCCTGCGTCCGTTGCGGGCAGCGATGGAAGAACGCCTGCTTCGGGCCTTCGCTGGCCTGATCAACCAGCTTCGGCAGCAGGACTTGGGCATCGAGCGCTACATCTGGCGCTCTCAAGACGACGCGAAAGTGCGCGACAGCCACGCTGACAACGACGATCAGGTGTTCCGCTGGGACCAACCGCCCGCAGGCGGCCATCCGGGGCAGGCGCACAACTGCCGATGTGTCGCAGAGCCCGTCGCGCCGGGATCGCGGACTGACGTGATTCTTGCGGACCTTACACTTCCGATCGAGGCACCCGTGGACGCCATCTTGCGTCGCCTTGGTCTCCGTGCCGTCGCGATCACGCCGCTTGGAGCCGCCGCTCTGGCGGCTTTGGCTGCCAGCAATGCCCTGCAGGAATTCACACGTCTGGCCACCGAGCGTCGGCTTCAACGGGCGGCAGAAATCCTTGGCGTCGACCCAAGATCGGCCGAAGGCCTCCTTGCAGCTATGGCCCACGAGTTGGTGCAAGAAGCGGTCATCTCCGGTCTCGGGTCAAGTTTGCCGAAATCGGTTGCGGCTGCACAGATCGCAGGGCAGGCGGCCGCGCTCTACGAGATGTTGAACCCCGGCACCATCGTGCGTGTCGTCGAAGGAGACAGGGCCGCACAACTCGCCCTGGGAGACTTCGTGCAGCGGGCATACAACGCTTTTGCGGAAGGTCGGTTGCGGTTGCAGGATGGCACGATTGCCCAGGGCTGGGTCGAGGTGTTCCCGGAACTAACCGAGGGCGAGCGTCGGTTGGGTGAACTTCCCGGCTTTACGCCGGAACGCATCGAGCAGTGGCTGGAAACCTATCCGGCCGAAGTGCTTGGCCTTCCGAACCACACCGGATCGCCCCCCGTCGAAGATCCCACCGGCAACATCATCTCCACGCCGATCCCAGAGCTTGCCGGTCCCAGCATACTCGAAGCGCGCCCAGCCAACATCGAAACGCCAGCTGGCAACATCATCCGGGGTCACGGCCAAAAAGGTGACGGGGCCGAGTATATCACGGGTAAAGGGCACACTGCCGAACAGATCGATGGGATCATCGCGAACCCTAACCCTGATTTGAGCGGGGTAATTCCCGGATTTGGCCCCTACAAGGGGCAGGAAATGGCCCTGCTTACTGGCCGCGACGGGCATTGGGTGATATTGAACCCGGACGGCGAAGTCGTCGCGGTCAGCAACAGAAATGCGCCCTTGCGCGCACCGGAAAACGATCTGCAAGAGATTATTCGGCCGCTGGAGTAGCCATGGAAGACAAGATGAAAGCCTTCATGCATGAACTTCTCCACGGAAAGAAATTTGTCCGATTGTCGTTGGATCAGCTTCGCGCCTTCAACAACCATCTTGCAGTTGCCGGATTCAGTATATCCCGTATGGAGGCAACAAAGACGGCTGGTACAAGAACTGGGCGACGCCTTGACTATGACATTCTGGTCCTGCCCGAGCATGAGGAGGGTTGGGCAACTTTTGCCGATCCTTATCGGTCGATGGCGCACGTCGTGGATATTGTCGACCAAGCTGTGAGTGAAGGTGGAACTTTCGAGTTCTTGGTTTGGGCCGAGAAACCGTTGGATTAGAGCTTCGTTCGCCCCTCCACCCAGTTCGCCACGATCAGCCCCGGCACCGCGTCATGCGCCCGCTCCGCATCCCGCGCCAGGTCCAGCCGCTTTGGCAGTTTGACCTGCGGCACCAGCAGGAAGATCGGCGCGGTCACAAGGCCCCGACCGGTCTTCGAGCGTGATGCCACGGCACGGCCCTTCGAGTTCAGCCGCCCCTCGGCCACCAGCAGGCTCGGGCCCCTGCGGCGATAGATGAACCGCAGGCGCAAGCCGGTGCGGCGTTCCCATTCGGCAGGGGTGATCCGGCCGCCGCGCAGAGACTTGCCTGCGGCGGGCGTGGGGATCGCCAGCCAGAGGCCATTCTTCGAGCGGATCAGCGGGCCGGTGTCGTGTGCGCCGATGATCACCGGGGCGTTCGACCAGACCAGCGCCGCCGCGTTCAGGCTTTCGCCGGACTTCGGGAAGCTGGCCGAGCGGATCGAGTTGGCCAGGCGCGTGCCCAGCCCAGCACCTGTGATCTGGGTGCGCCAGGCAGATTTCAGGCCGGTGCCTGCCTCGCGCATAGCTGTGGTGACAGCGCGTTCGCCCGCTGCAACCTCCGCCGCCATCAGGGCGACGATATCGGGGGCGATGGCGAGCTTCAGTTTCACGTGGGCCTCAGATCCAGGGTCCAGACCAGCCGCTCGCGGTCGCGGACGGGTTCGCCTTGAATGACGAAGGCATCCCCGTCGATTTCGATCCGGTCGCCGGGGCGCGGGTTTGGCACCTCGGCCACGCGTACGTCGACGCGGGTGGTTTCCGACCAGAGCCGGGCATCGCCGAAGTCGGTGACCGCATCAGCACGCCGGGCGACGACGCGCACCAGAACCGATGCGCCGCCGTCAGCGGTGTAGACCGCGTCGCGCCCCATGTTCGGATCGGCGAAGAGCGCGCCGACAGCAGCGGCAAAGGCAGACATCAGAACGCGCCGTTCAGGCGCACCCGGCCGATCAGGTCGGTGGCCCCGCCTGCCACGGCCTCGGTCGCCACGCCGATCAGCGTGTTCGCGGTCAGGGTCTTGGTCGTCTGCTTGGCGGTGTTGTCCCAATAGATCCTGTCGCCTGCGGCCCAAGCCTGCGACGCGACCTTCTTCAGGTCATAGACGCCCTCGAGAGCAGTTTCGACCGGATCGCCAAGGATAGCAGTGCCAGCAGCGACGCCGAAGATGGCCCCGACGAGCAGGCCGTCGCCGGACGTGACGGCATAGGGCGCAGTCAGGGTGATGGTATTGCCGGGCTGGACGTAGTTCTTCATCGCGGATGTCCTTTCGCGAACATGGAGACAGGCGGCGCGACGGCCGCCTGTCAGGGTTCAGGTGATGGAATGGTCCCGGCTCACGCTCCCGGGTTGCGATAGAGACCGCGCCAGTCGATGGCCTTGGCGCCGAAGTCGAGGCGGCACTTGATCTCCACCCCGTCGACGTCGAAGCCGTTGCGGGTCTCGACGTAGGCACCCTGCTGGCCCTCCAGATAGGCGTATTCGATGGTGTCGATCTGGTTCGGGCTGGCCGCCAGATACCAGGCGGTCGGGCTCGCAGCATCGAGCCGCGGCTCGCTGATCGGGCTCAGCGTCCGGATCGACTGCGGCACCACGGTGGCAGGCGTGGCGGGAACAAGGTTCTGGGCCACCAGTTGTTCGGCCCTGAGTTCCAGTGCGGCTGGCACGATCAGGAAGGCCGGGCGGATGTTCAGGACGGTCTTCTTGTCAAACCCGGTCTGTAGCGCCATCGCCGCCCGGGCAGCGCCCACCGCATCGACCGCCAGCGCCGTGCCGGTCGCGGCGAGGTTCTTGTGGGTGGTGTGGAACAGCGCATTGCCATCGGCCATCGCCGGGTTGGCGGTGATGATGCCCCAGACCACATCCGATTCCAGCTGGGCGATGGAGTTGCCGTACATCGCCGGGATCCGGGTGAAGGCATCGAGATCGTCGTTGATCAGCGTCTGGCGGGTGATCGCGACCACCCGGCCATAGGTCTTGACCTTGTAGCTTTCCTTGGACTCGCCGAGCGTGCCGCGCTTGAACTCACCGCTTTCGCCCACTTCCAGAAGCTGCGGGGCCTCACCCAGTTGGACCCGGTTCATCGCCTTGAAGTCGGTGGCCAGCACCTGGCGGCAGAACAGCATGAAGGTGCGGGGATAGGTCTCATAGGCCTGCCGCAGCGTCTTGTTGGTGACGGCCGACAGGATTTCGGGGAAGTCGGAGGTGGAATGTAGCGAACGCGTCGCCACCTCGTCGCGCGACAGGCCCCGCGTGTTGACCCCGGCATTGGTCAGGCTTTCGCGCGCCAGTTCGAGGAGCGACATGCCGCGATACTGGCGGGCAGAGTCGTCCAACTGGAACAGCGTGGGGCTGTAGCGGTGCAACAGCGCGTTGGCCACGGCGTCGCGTCGGGTCACGCGTTCATCCCGGCCGCCGAGCGGGATCGACACGTGTGGGAAGGTCCGGGTCTTGTCCGACCTGGCGGCAACCTGGTCGAGGATCAAGCGACGGGATTCATCGACGGTGACGCCACGCTTGACCAGATCCTCTGCAAAGCCGCGCTCGAGGTTCAGACGGCCCGCCAAGTCGTAGATTGTGGAGACGCGGTCGCGTTCACCCTCCCGGGCGCGGGTGGCGATGGCTTCGGTGTCGGGGGCGGCAGGCGGTTCCGGCATGCGCGAAGCAGTCGGTTCGGAGGTCGCCGGGTGCGCGACAGATTGTTGGCGGGTCTCATTGCTGGTGGGGACATCCCCGGCCACGGTGGTCGTGTTCTCAGGCATGGATGCCTCCTTTTGCATGCGGTTATCGATGATCTCGATGGGAAAGCTGGCCTGATCGGCAGCGCGCACCTGCGCGCGGGGATCGGCGGGAACGGTCACGAAGCTGACCTCGAGCGGGGTCCAGCGCTCGACGATGCGTTGCTCGACTTCGCCCTTGGCTGCGGGCTCGACCACCTTCACCCTCTCGATGGAATAGCCGACAGAGACGTTGCGGATGATGCCGTCGCTGATCAGGCCGAACATACGGTCAGCCGCCTGATCCAGCCCTTCGCGCGGGAAGCGGATGGTGGCCTTGCCTTCCTTGCCTTCGATCCAGGCGCGCTCGACCACACCTACCTGCGAATGCGAGGACCAAACGGAATGGCTGTCGAGCGCGGGTGCACCGGCATTGAGGCGCGTCAGATCCACCGCCCTGTCGCTGACGTCTAGGATCTCATCGAATGGCACGGAGGTGTCCCAGCCGGTCCAGCGCCGCCGCCGGACGGCCGCGCCGGTGGTGAAGACCACATCGACCGAGCGGGTTTCGGAATTGACGGTCGCGGGCAGGATGGGCGCGCGCCGCAGTTGCATCGGAAGGGCGACCGGTGCCGCCATGATCGTGTCGGGCATGGCCCTATTTCTCCTCTGCGTCGGATGGGGGTTCGGCCGGATCGCTAGCCGGGTCGCTCGTCTGGGCGCTGCCGGTCTTGGTCACTCGGCGCGGGTCGCTGTCGAGGACGAGGCCGAGGGCATCGAGCTTGGCATTGGTGGCGGCGATTTCCGCCAGCACGGCGTCGGGGTTGCGACCCTGACGGGCGATCACCTCGGCCAACGTCATGGTGCCGGACCGGATCGACAGCAGGTTGGCCATCGCGTCTTTCTGCGGATCGACCGCCTCGAACTTCGGTGGCGACCATTCGACCGGCACGTCCGGCGTCGGGATCTGGCCCGCTGCCCAGGCAGCCTCGGTGAACCAGCGCCAGACCGGGGCGCAGAACATCGGGATGAACAGTTGCCACTGCACGGCGTCGATCTGGCGCCGGAACTCGACGAGCCCCGCCCGGATCGAGGAATAATTGACCTGGCTGAGATCGCCGGTCAGCAACTCATAAGGCACCCGGAACCCGGCCGAGATCGTGTGCAGGCTGGCCCGCTTGTACTCACCATAGCCGCCGGTGGCGGAGGGCTGGTTGAACCGGATGTCCTTGCCGCCGCGCGCATAGGCGATGAGCCCCGGCTCGAACTGCTCGACCCGGTTGCCATCGGCATCGACCACGGTGGGCGCGATGCCCTGCTGGGATTCGTCATCGCCGAAGACGATGGCGGTCACGCAGGCCTCGGTCTTCTTTCGGACCAGTTCGGCCACTTCGTAATCGTCGAGATCGCGCAAGCTGCGGATCACCGGTGCGCCCCAGGGAACACCGCGCGCCTGCGTGCGCTGTTTTTCATAGACATGGGCGATTTCTGTCGCGGGAACCGGGCGGCTGTCGAGCCCGCCGCGCAAGGCACCATGTGCATCGCCGGGGTGTTCGGGATGCAGCCAATAGGCCCGGCGCTTGCCGACCGGGTCGAATTCGATGCCCTGCACGATGCGGCCCGCGCCGACGTTGCTGGACTTGGTGGCATCGAGGAAATCGGCCTCGAGCACCTGCAATTGCAGCGGCACCGGCAAACCGTCCGACGACCGGCGCAACCTGCGGCGCACCAGTACCTCGCCTGCCTCGACCATTTCGCGGCAGATGAGCGTCTGCAGGCCGTAGAAATCCAGCTGGCCATCGGCATCGCAATCGGCCGCCCAGCGTTCGAACAGGGCGTCGACCTTGCGGTCCAGCTTGTCATCGCCGCTCGCGGCACGGGGCATGATGCCGCTACCCACGATGTTGTTCACCAGCACCGCCACGGCCTTGGCAGCATGCGGGTTGTTGCGGACCAGATCGCGCATCCGGTCGCGCAAGAGCGACCCGGCGACGCCGATCTCGGTGTCGGCCGAGGATCCCGGCGCGCGCCATCCGTCGGTGCGCCGCCCTTTGGACGCGCCGTCATAGCCGCGCGTCAGGGTCTCGAAGGCCTGCCGTGCCAGCACGCGCCGGGCCGCCATGCGCGGGGCGACCGAGGCGATGGCATGGTCCATCCAGTTGGCGGGCATCAGCGATCCCCACGGGAAAAGCCTGCCAACCCGGCCACCGGCAGTGGCCGCGTCGTCCCGGCGATAGCGCGTTCGATGGTTCGGATTCGGCCGAGCAGATCCTCGGCCGAGCCGTAATCCACCGACTTGCCATCATAGCTGACCCGGGTCGTGCCGCTGGCATAGGCCCGGCGCAACGCGGCCAGCTCGGTTTCCGTCCAGTCTGCCATGTCAGAACCATCCTCCGCGTCGGCCAAGCCAGTCCGACTGCCGTTTTCCCTGGGGTGCGGCTTGTGGCCGGTTGACCCGCCCCGCCGCTTCCACTGATGTCGGCGCGGCCCCGAGTTGATCCTCGAGGTCGCGCCATTTCTCGTCGGTCCAGCGATCCGCGCCCGCAATCCAGGCGGCGGCGCGGGCATAGACCCGGCAATCAAGTGCCTCGTTGCGTTCGCGCAGCTTCTGCCATTCAAGCCGGGCGAAGCCGCGCTTGGTGCGCACCGTCACCAGCTGCTCGGCCACGAACTGCTTCAGCCATTCGTTTTCGACCCAATGCGGCAGATGCAGCGAGCCGGGCGGGAACGTGGCACCTTCAGCCGTGTCCTCCTCGGTCGGACGTTCCAGCCGGAGGAAGCGGTACGTCTCGGCCTTGAAAGTCGACACCGCCACAGTCCAGAGCCGCGCGCCGCGCCGCAGGCGTTTGCCGCCCTCGGTCGCGTCGACAAAGGTCGGCCCCGAGACTGGGCTGGAGCGGTTGAACCCTTCGACACCCTTCACCGGCGACACCTGTGCAAAGCCCTGCGCTCGCGACCAGGAATAGACCGCCGGAGCCTCGTAGCCGGTGTCGATGGCAAGCCGTGCAATTCGCAAATGAGCGCCGCGTTCATGCGGCCACGACCGATCCAGCAAAGCCGTCAACTCCGACCACGCGTCGTGCCGATCCGGCCCCCCCTCTATGACGACGTGATCGACCAGCCAGCTTTCGAGGCCGCGACCCCAGGCCCAGACATCGACCTCGATCCGATCCTTCTGAACGTCGGCCCCAGCGGTCAGGAACAGCCCGCCCGCAGGCACCGCGCCGGATTTCCACCGCTCGCGCCGGTCGTAGAGCCGCTGCCAGTCAGGGGCTTCGCCGGTTTCGACCCAAGTCTCGCCAAGGATCGTATTGCGAAACGCCTTGATCGCCTCGTCCGATCCTTGGGCCGCCTCCCACGACCGCACGATCCGCTCCCAACTCAGCCAGCCGATCGGCGAGTAGAGCGCCGAGAGGTGATACCCGACAGTGGTCGGATCGGCGGCAACGGCGGTCGCCCGCCATTCGCCGCCCTCAAGCATCGCCGTCTTGTTGTGCTCACCGATGGGCTGGTCACAGCCTTCGCAGTGATACTCCGCAGTCTCCGGCTTGGCTTTTTGCCAGCGCAGCCGGTCGAACTTCAGCCATTGGTCATGGCCGCAATGCGGGCACGGCACGAAGAAGCGCCGCTGGTCGCTGGCCTCATACTCCCGTTCGATCCGGCTCAGACCCCGGATTGTCGGGGTCGAGACCAGGAAGACCTTGCGCCGGTGGGCGAAAGTCAGAGATCGCGCCTCGGCCAGCGTGACCGGATCGCCTTCCTCGTCGGCCGAGGCCGGATAGGCATCGACCTCGTCCAGAAAGATGTAGCGCGCCGGGGTCGACCGCAGCCCGACTGCCGAGTTCGCGCCCGTCATGATCAGGATGCCGCCCGCGAATTCTTTCGACAGCATGGTGTTGCCAGCGTCGCGGGATCGCGCCGGTTTCACCCGCTCCCGAAGTTCCGGGCTTTCGTCGATCAGCGGGTCGATCCGCTGGCGCGAGTTTCGCTTTGCCAGTTCCACCGTCGGCTGGACCGCCAGCATCGGGCCGGGCGCCTGGTGGATCGCGAACCCGATCCAGTTGTTGCCTGCCTCGGTCGCGCCGACCTGCGCGGCCTTCATGAAGACGATCCGCTGCATCTCGTCGCCAGGTGACAGACGGTCCATGATCTCGCGCATGTAGGGCGTGCGCGCGGTGCGATAGCGCCCCGGTTCGGCCGATGCCCGCCCGGACAGCATCCGGTGCTGGTCCGCCCATTGTGACACCGTCAGATCGGGATCGGGCGTCAGCCCTGCGCCCCAGGTGCGCAGGATTTCTGCCGCGCCGTCGAAGTCGGTCAGGCTGTCATCGTCACCGGAAATCAGGCCGGACCTCGGCAAGTTCGTCGAGGTGGGCACGGACATGCTTTTCCAAGGCCTTCTGCATCGCGGCTGGTTCCACGCCCAGTTCCGCCGCCATCAATGCCGACGACCGCGCGGGCCAGTTCACCCATGCATCCCGCACCTCGCGCGCCAGCCGGAATACCAGCGACAGCGCGCGGGCCCGCTCGATCAATTCCCCCTTCAACTTCTGCAGCCGGATCCGCCGCTCCTGCACTTTCAGCACCTCGTTGGCGGTCTTGGCCTGCAGGAAGGTCGTGCCACCGCCAACCACTGGCACTGCCAGACCCTGCTCGCGCAGAGTGTCGCCGACGGCGGCGACGGCGGCCTCGGGCACCGGCTTCAGCTTCGGTTCGGGCGGCTTCCGGGTCTTCGACGGGTCGGTGGTTTCCGCCCGGCGCACATTGCTAGCAGCCGCGTTGATGCTGCCATCGGCGAACAGCACAAGCCGTTCGGCCGTCTTCGCCTTCTGGATCGCGCCCCGCGACAGCCCGACATGCGCGGCGTACTGGCGCTCGCTCATGCCCTGCATTGGCGGCTCCGATTATCATTCAAAAACATATGCTTATTCAGTTGATAAGCATCGCGACCAGAGCGAACGTGGGTCCAACGCAACGATGTACCCCGACCAAGGAGCCACGATGATGACCCGCCGCGCGACCGACGAGACGAAAGCCCTCGACGCCTTCCTCGCCGCCAAGTTCGAAATCGACGCGATGCTGGAACGCCTCGCCGCCCTCAGCGCTGACCATTTCGAGACCAGCCCCGACGAGATCCACTGGGGGCACGTCGGCACCCTGAACCACTACCGCGCCAAGCTGCGCGAGATCACCAACAGCGCCTTCAAGGAGGGCGAACACGCCGAGTGACCCACCCAAACATCGCGCCAGCCCCGCCCTGCGGGGCTTGGCCTCGTAGGAGGGCCCGCATTCCGCGCGCCCCGATACGGGAGACGACGATGGCCCAACTTTCCGACACCCAAGCCCTGATCCTGAGCGCCGCCGCTCAGCGGCCCGAGCGCATCGCCCTGCCGCTGCCCGAGAGCCTGCACGGCGGTGCCGCCGCCAAGGTGGTCGGCGCGATGATCGCCAAGGGCCTCCTGCAGGAGGTCGACGCCGACCTGCGCAAAGGCGAACCCTTGTGGCGCGAGACCGGCGATGGCCACGGCGTTACGCTGGTCGCCACCGACGCGGGCCTCGCCGCCATCGGCGTCGAGCCCGAGGACGCGAACACCGCGCCCGTGGGCGCGACGGACACGCCGACTGAGGAACCCGCGCCCCATACGACGAACGAACCCGAGACCGCGACCAAGGCGCGCACGCCGCGCGAAGGCACCAAGCAGGCCACGCTGATCGCTATGCTGCGCGCACCGGACGGCGCAACCATTCAGGAGATCATGGCCGCGACCGACTGGCTGTCTCACACAATACGGGGTGCGATGGCCGGGGCGCTGAAGAAAAAACTCGGGCTCGAGGTGACATCCGAGAAGGTCGAGGGGCGCGGACGAGTCTATCGACTGCCCGCTGCCTGATCGGTTTGCCGCCGAAGATACTATTACCGCCGTCCCATCAGGGGCGGCGGCTTTTCATTGCATCGACAGCAGATCGCGCGCTGCGGCCTGCAGGATGTCCTGCGCCATACGTGGTTCGCAGGTGTAGATGCCGCCCGGCTCAGGTTCGCCCACATAGTCCTCGAACCTTTGCCGACCCTCGTCCGAGATCGGGCGCAGGACGACGATGGTCCCGTGGTTGTTGATTTCGATGCATTGCCTGTCGGACATTCAACAAGGCTACCATCCGTCGCGTGCCTTCCTCGTCTTCGATGGGCCGTTGGTTTCTCTCCGGCGCACATCGTTGGCTTCGGCATCGATGCTGCCATCGGCGAACAGCACAAGCCGTTCGGCCGTCTTCGCCTTCTGGATCGCGCCCCGCGACAGCCCGACAGACTGGCTGTCGCTCATGCCTCGCATCCAGAACTATCCTCTTCGCAGATGTTCGCAGTCCAGCTATGATGGTTCTCGTAACCTTTTACCCTTGAGGGTCGTGCACGATGCTTGATTCATTGCGTATTGCTGTACTTTTGATAGCCTTCGCGCAACCTGCCTTTTCGCAGGATTGCAATGAAGCTCTCAGGCAATCAGTTTTTGCTTCATCTTCAGAATATCATTCTGATTGGAGATTGTACCAGTCGCTTACCACGGAGGAGTATCAGCAGAAATCTACATCTGCCGGAGCCGACGCTGTGATCTCTGGCATTCCAATGGGTGGCTCATATGATTCACACCGCGAGAACATGTCTCGGTATGAATCGATATACGAGGAATCGCTCAGCCAAAGTCAGTTGCAGAACATCTACTGGACAGGTTTGGATGACAACACAAGGATTGCATACGAGGCTTGCTTGGAGGCGAACTCATTCGGGTTGCTGATGGCCCCTCGAGAGGCAACATCGTCTTCGGTTGAAGTAGTTCTAAAATACCGCAATCCTGATCCACAGGCCCAGCGCCTTCCTCTGACATGGAGCGGCGATACGGATAGCCTGAGTTTGCCCAGCGAAATTGGAACTGGAGAGGTTGTAACGTTTGTGGTCCCGAGGCCTCAAGGGGGTGCTGAAAGGCTGCTATCCGTTTTTGGTGGTGGTGTGTCTCAGGGGCTGACCTTCACATCTCTGCCGCGGGTCATTACATTACCTGACTTCAACCGGTTTAGGGTCAGTTTGAAGAATGGCGCTGAAAGGCTCAGCTCCGACGCAGAGATCAGCGAAATTACATACCGGCATGTAGGGAGTACTGTCACTTCGCCAGACACCCACGAATTTCAGTTTGTTGTTAAGGCTGGTGGTAATAGCGAAAGGTACAACTTCACAGTAGATCAATCTAGATCGTGGCAAGATCAACTCCGGATATACGATATTGGAACCGGGTATCTTGAAATCACTTTCACATCCTACAACGATGGTGTCGGGGACATGGTTTGGCGTATTCACCCGAAATCGTAATAAGAATCACGACCACTTCAGCCGCTCGAACAGCCGCCGCAGGACGTAGGATCGCGCGATGCTGACCACGGTGAACACCGCGCCCATCTTCAGGTTCTGAGCCAGCGTCGTGTGCAGCCCGAAGACCGGGAAGATCAGGATCTGCGTTGCCACCGCGACGCCGTAGCCGACGATTACATTGGCGATCGACTCGACCAGCGACATGGCGCGCGATTGCTTCATGCCGTCACCTCATCCATGGGCCAGCAATTCAGCTGCCAGAGTTCGCAGCGCATGCGCTGCAACCAGGGGCACCACGCCGTTGCCACAGAGGCGAAGCCGGTCCACCCGGTGGGCCAACCCATCAGCGCCTCGACGAACAGCGGGTTCAAGGTCCGGCGCGCATCGGAGGTATCGCTCCCAGCCATCGGCGTCACCAGGACCTGGCGGCCAAGCAGGCCGTTCACCGGCGTGTTCGCCAATGTCGTCGCCCCGTCCTTGTGATCCCGCGCCGTCGGGGTCATCCACATGCCCGCCGCATGGGTCAGGTCGGCTGTCCGCCGATTGCCTGCACTCGGCTTGCAGCCATCGTTCGCCATCGGCGTCGGCCAGTCCCGCGCCATCCGGTCCAGACCCTTCTCGTCGCGCCTGTCGCCACCCCGGCTGCGGAAACTGTCGATCTGCGGCGTCGGCCATAGGGCTGCCGTCGTCGCCAGGTTCATCCCGTGCTGGCCCGCTTCCTGCGACGGCGTCGGCTTGGTCTGCCGGTTCTCGTTGGCGCTGGCCCGAGGCGTCGGCCACAGCCGCAGCAGTTCCGTCCGGTTCCCGCCACTCGACCGGGTTCCAGAGCAGGCGCGCGGGGTCGGCCAGCTCGTCCTCTTCGCGGATGGCGAGGATGAAGAGACGTTCGCGCTTGTGGGGCGCGCCGACTTCCGCCGCCGTGAAGAGGCCTGCCGCAAGGCGGTAGCCCATGCCGACCAGTCCTGCGGCGACTTCGGGGAAACCGAGGCGGAGATGATGGGCGACATTCTCGAGGAAGACGAAGGGCGGCTCGATCTCACCGATGATGCGGGCGACATGCGGCCAGAGATGGCGTGGGTCGTCCGCACCCCGGCGCTTGCCTGCCACGGAGAACGGCTGGCACGGATAGCCCGCAGTGACGATGTCCACCGCGCCGCGCCAAGGGCGGCCATCGAAGGTTCCAACGTCGTCCCAGACAACAGCTTGATCCAAGGACGCGTCTTCCATCCGCGCCACGAGAGTGGCTGCGGCGAAGGTTTCCCGTTCGACATGGCCCACAGCACGATATCCGGGAATGGCGATGCTGAGTCCGAGGTCGAGCCCGCCTGCGCCGGAGCAAAGCGAGAGGCCGAAGAGGCATGCGTCTGCGGCCCCGGAAGCGCGTCGGGAGGGATGTAGAGCCAGGTCATGCATGGCCTCACGCAGCGGATTTGGGTTGGCGGGTCGGTTCGGGATCGGCATTTGCGTCCGGCATGTCGGCCGGGGCATCTGCCGTGGCTTCGGCGTTGTCGCCCAATCTCTCGGCCCTCACTTGCGCGAAGGTCCGGCCATCACCGCCGAGGATCGCGGCGCGGCCAGTGTCGGCCTGCCAGCGTTCGACGGCGACGTCGATGTAGGCCGGGCTGATTTCCATCGCGAAGACGCGACGGCCATTGGCCTCGCCTGCCATGATCTGCGAGCCGGAGCCAGAAAACGGCTCATAACAGAGGCCACCCCGCGCCACATGCTGGCGCATCGGGATCCCGAAGGCGTCGAGCGGCTTCGGTGTCGGGTGGTCGGGGCGCTCGTCCTTGGCAAAGCTGGGCAGCGCCCATGTCGATGGCAGGGTTTCCTCGGCCACCTTCGGCGGGCGGTTCGGACGACGCCAGCCCATGAAACAGGGCTCGTGCTTCCAAAGGTAGTGCGAGCGGGTCAGAACCCCGCGGTCCTTCACCCAGATGATCTGCTGGTGGACGAATGCTCCGGCCTTTTCCCAGCACGCTTCCAGCATCGCCTGGCGGCGCGAGGCGTGCCAGCAATACCAGGCGGCATTGTCTGCGATGGCTTCCGCCACGGCGGCCGCGATGAAGTCATCGTAAAGCTCGGCCCCCTGCGAACTGTCGTCCCAGGTGGTGCCGTAGGACGCCGACCAGTCCTTGTTGCGGGTCGGATGGTTTGAGCCGTCGTAGTCCACGAGATACGGCGGGTCGGTCGCGAACAGGATCGCCCGCTCGCCGTTCATCAAACGGCGCACGTCAGCAGCGCTGGTGCTGTCGCCGCACAGCAGCCGGTGGTCGCCGAGGATCCACAGATCGCCGGTGCGCGACGCCGGGTTGCGCGGCGGTTCGAGGATGGTCACCGGCGGCACGGAGCCACCGGTGCCACCTTCTTGCCCGTCCCCCTCCGGCACGAAGGCCAGCAGCTTGTCCAACTCGCCATCGGAAAACCCGACCAGCGACAGGTCAAAATCCTCGGCCAAGAGGTCGTTCAGTTCCGCCGAGAGCAGCGCCTCGTCCCACTCAGCCCAATTGGCGGATTGGTTGGCAAGCAACCGGAACGCCCGGATCTGGGTTTCCGACAACTCGTCCGCCAGGACCACCGGCACAGTTGCAAGGCCCAGCAGCCGTGCCGCCTTGAGCCGGAGATGCCCATCGACAACCAGCCCGTCGCTGCGGGCGACAATCGGAATGCGGAAGCCGAATTCCACAATGGCCTGCGCCATCCGGTCGACCACGTCATTGTTTTTGCGCGGATTTCGGTCGTATTCAATCAGCCGGCCGATCGGCCAGTCTTCAAGCTGCAGCGCGGTATTGAGCATCTGATTTCAGGGCCTTGAGCTTGTGCAGGGTTACAGTCCGCATGGCGTGGATGCTGCAGAACAGGACCAGCTTGGTGATCGGGATCGGCGGTGCCGTCGCCTCGACATCGTGAAAAACCGCCTCAACCCGCTTGTGGCAGGCGCGGCAGAGCGGGATGAGGTTGGTCTGCGAATTGTCCCGCGTGAGGCGGAAGGGAATGATGTGGTGCACCTGCAGGTGCCTTCGCCCGCCGCAGCAGGCGCAGAACGGTGTCAATCGCAGCGATTCACGTCGAACGGTGGCCCAGCCTGATCCGCGGCCGCGAATGCGGGGCGTTCGGCAGAGGTGACGCTCGTAGCAGGGTCGCGAGCAGAAGCGACCGCTTGAATTGCACTTGCCGGACAGGAGCGACCGCGCGATGCGAAACGCTGTGCCGCAAGTCGCGCATGTCCGCTCAGTCGATTTCGCGGCAGCACGGCATGTCTGGCTGCAGAACTTCTGACGGCTGCTTGGCGGTGCCGCAAATTCGATCCGGCAATGTTGGCACGTTTCCCAATTTCGCCGCGCCGATTTCCGGTCGCGCTCCAGTTCCAGCGTCGAACGGGTCGCGCAGCGTTTACATCTAGGCGAGGGGTTGTCGGCCCTGACTTCATCGACCTTGCCGCAATCCGGGCAACTGCGAAGGCGCGTCCCCCGGTTTCTCCCCACTGAGAGCCGGTCCGATGCCGCGACCATCGCTGGCGCGTTGATCGCATCGGGCGCGAGGGTCATGCGGGTTCCTGTCGGCTATTTGGCAGCGTGTGCCGGGTGGATACCCCTGGCTTCCGGACTCCGGGGTCCAGACTGGACTCCACGTGGGGTCCAGCGGCCACCACGGGTGTCCAGCATCAAGGGTTTGATTTTGCGGTGTTTCAGGCGGGTTCAGGCAGCGCTGGCTTCGGGGTGGCTTCCCAAAAATTTGGCCCTGTCGCTAGCGATGTGCCGCGCTTCGCCCGCCAGCATACGAATATGGCCAGGAAGGAACCAGAAATCAACGGGTTAGCGGGATGGACCCCGGTTGGACCCGTGTCTGGACCCCGGAAGCCAGCTGCGCGACGACTGCCTGCGCGCTCCTCTCCCGAGTATGCCTTCTTTCTATCGCCATTCGCGGATCGTGTAAGGCCCTGCGATGTACACCCGAAAATCGTCTCAAAGGACGATTGTTCTTGACAGCCGGTTGGCGTTCTCGACGACGAACTGCTGCGACCGTCGAGCCGACGGCACGCGACCGTTCAGCCGCCAGGTGATCACCGCCAGACCGTACTGCCAGCGCTTGGTCGCAGCAGTGCGCGACAGGCCGAACTGCCAGCAGATCGGCTTCCACGCCATCCCGTCGGCGCGGGCCCAGACCAGCCGCGCGTCGTCCGCTTCCAGCCAGCGCAGCCAGAGCAACGCCTCCTCAGCTTCCGTGATCTGACGTGGGCCGGGCCTTGGCCGCCGCATGCGGGGTTCCTGCCCGACCTTGTCGGCGAAGCTGTGGAAATACTCGGGCCACGCGTTGAAGAAACCCTTTGGCATGACGCCCGGCAACTGGCGCATCACGCCTGCGGCCAGTTCCAGACGGTCCTGCACCTGCGTTGTTGTCCATTCATCCATGACGCACCTCCGGTTCGCGTTTGCCGTAAAGCTTTTCGCCCAGTTGCCGGACCAGTTCACGCTCGGGCCAGGTCAGACGGTCGTCGTCGATGGCGACGGCCAGCAGCCCCTGATCCCGCCAGCCGTCGCGCTTGACCTCGTCGGGGGCACGACGAACACCGCCGTAGCCCTTGGGCGTGAACCGCATGCCGGTCATTGGACACCTCCGCGGGTCTCCAGCGCCCAGAGCAGGATGGCGATGGCGTCGGCCTCGTTGTCATCGGTGGGGCTGAAGCCGCGCGCCCGGGCGGCCGCTATCATCGCGGACTTGTCGGCATTGCCTCTGCCAGTGGCGTGGCGCTTGATGGTGCCGACCAGCACACCCTGATAGGCGATCCCGGCCGTTTCCGCCCATGCCGTCAGCGTGGCGAGCAGACCGCCATAGACATGCGCCGCGTCCGTGCCGACATGGCGGCGGACCTCCTCGAAGTGGATAACGGTGATCGGCCCCGCATCCCGCCCAAGCTGGTCGAGCCAGTTCCGGAACCGCAGGTAGCGCATGCCGCCGCCGTCATAGCGGCTTGGCCGGAACGAGACCGTGCCGCTGGTTATCAGACCGTCCGCCGTCTGCAGCGCCCAGCCGGTGGTGGTGCCGAGATCGAGGGCAAGGACGATCGGCACGGCCGGAGGCGGCGCGATAATGGTGGTGGGGATCAGGGACATGTGGGCCATCTGGGGCTCCTTTCCATTTTGCTGCGCGATGATTTGGTAGGCAGGGCTTGCGGGGCTCATGGGTCGAGCTCCCGCAGCCAGTCGGGGATCGGGGAACCTCGGGAACCTCTGTCGGAAGGTTCCCCCTGAGGTTCCCCGGCATATCCCTCTGATTTTACATGCTTTTGGGAACCTCGGGAACCTGGGGAACCTTTTCCGGCATCTTCCTTCGCATGTGCGTGCGTGTGCGTGTGCGTAAGGGTTGAAAGAGGTTCCCCAGGTTCCCCAGGTTCCCCTCTGCCAATGATTTCAGAGGCTTGGTTCGGGGAACCTGCCGACAGGAGGTTCCCCTCCGAGGGCCGAGGTTCCCCAGCTTCCGGTTGCATCGCACTCTGTCGTGCCGGACGGTCGGCGCAGACATCAAGCTTCCAGCGCGTCGCCTTGTGTTCGATCCCGGCCTTGACGACGCGCACCTTCCGACCGCCAATGCTGAACACGCGATCCCGCATTTTCTTGATTGCGATCCCGAAGCTCGTCTTCTGCGCCCTGTCGTTGTTGCCGCTGATGGGTGGCGCCGGATCGCAGAACGCCGCTACGTCGAAGAGGTCGGCCGCGCCGACATCGGCCGTGCCGAACCGGTCCCACCAGGCAGCGATGAAGGCGCTCCACCCCGCACCTTCGCCGTCGGAGGCTTCCATCATCTCGTCGAGATTTCCCAGAAAGCCGGGAATGCCCGCGACATCGAGCACGCCGCCGATGACATGTGCCCAGTTTTCGAAGGAGCCGATGCTGCGCGACCCGCGCGGTTTTCCGACGGCGATCCAGGCCTGACACAGGGTAAGGCAGGCGGCGACCAGCCGGGGGCGGTTCGCCCGGACCCATGTCATCAGGTCGGGACGGCGGAAGCCTGTGCGCTGCCAGGGGCGTTCTTCATGCGGGTCGAGCCGGATGCGCACGAGGCGGCGCGCCATCTCGTTGGAGAACTCGGGGTTGTTGCCGGTGGCGATCCAGAGGCAACGGATGGGCAGCCGCGCCATCTCCGATGCGCCAAGGATGCGGTCTTCCCAGAAGGGCGCGGTCAGGGCGGCCGCGACGGCGGAACTGTCGAGTTTGGCGCGCAGGTTGTCGATCAGCACCATGGCGGGGATCTGGCGCAGCTTGGCGGTGACGCGCTTGCGCCATTCGTCGTCGTCGCGCCCTTCGGTCATGACGCTCGCGCCCGTGCCGGTGAGGATGGTGGCCACGGCATCGACCATCAGCGTGGCACCCGAGCCCGGCGTCGGCTTTTCGATCAGGTGCAGCGGCGTCGGCCCGTCGATCATGCCCCGCAGGAAGCCGAGCAGCAGCAGCGCAATCACATGCGCCATCTCGGCAGGGCCGACGAAGGGGAAATCGCCCAGCAGATCCTCGCAAAGAAGGTTCCGGGCGGCGGTGATTTCGGACGCGGTCGGTTTTGCGGGGATGGCGGGCACGGTAAAACCGGGTGCTGGGGCATAGAGGAGCCGTGCATCGGGGTGATAACCCGGCGTCGTGAGCAGCGTGCCGCCACGGCCGAACACCGGGGTGTTGACGATGCCCACCAGAACAGGCAGCGCGGGATCGGGCGTTGCCAGCACGGATTTCACCACCCCGATCGGCGGTGCGGCTGCAACCAGTTCGCCCTTGCCGTTCAGCCGCTTCCAGTTCGCCAAACGTGCCAACATGTGGCGCAGGCGCTCCTCGGTGATCGCGGCGGCTGTCGGACGACCCTCGTCGTCGGGCACCACCCATGTGGGCTGGCCCGCGAAGCGGAACACCCAAGGTGTGCGGTTCGATGCCATCAGGAGGCTCCAGACCCGTTCCACCGACCGAGCGAGATCGCCCTCGTCGGCGCGCAAGGTTGGAATAGCCTCGCCGCTGCCCTGATAATTGATCGGCCGGTGCTGCCCGATCTGCATGGCCAGTTCGGCATCGGGGCGGCTATCCGCTACGGCGATCACAGCTGCTACTGCGTCGGGCCCTTCCTGCAGCAACAGATCGTTGAAATCCTGGCCTTCCACGGGCGGCAGGACGACGGCCACGTCGCGCCCCTGCGCGCGCAAGCGCCGGGCAGCGGCTTCGGCGGCCCGCATTCCGGCCCCTGATAAATCGTTGTCCGCCAGGATCATGACACGGCGGACTGACGTTGGCAGATCGATCTGTTCGAGACCCGATGTGGACAGCGTCGCCCAGACGGGCAGATCAGGGCATGCGGTCATCACCGCAAGGCCGGTCTCGATGCCCTCGGACAGGGCCAGCCGATCACCACCATCGAGTTCAGCGAGACGCACCGCGCCGCCCGCCACCCGGCCGAGCATCTTCTTCGCCTTCTCGAGAGGTGCCTTGGTGACCACCCCCTCATCGATGGCGAGGTAACTGCGGTGCAGGCCAATGACTGCGCCATCGCGATCGTGGACCCGTCCCAGCATGGCCGGGTAGCCCGTCTTGGTCTCCCAATGGGTCAGGTCGGGGTGAAACAGAAGATCAGCGCTATCGGGGACGGTCAGACCGCGTCCTGTCAGATACAGCACGACCGGGGTGCCGGAGATCGGCTTCGCGGCCGTCAGGATATGCGCAATTTCCAGAGCGGGATCGCGCTTTGCTGGTGGCGGTGTCGGTGGCTGGCGCCGTTCGGGTGCTCCTGGCGCGATACCCGCGATTTCGGCGGCCTCGATGATCAGCGCGCGTCCGTCGAGACCGGTCGCCTCCTCGATGGCGCTGATCGGCCCGCCCCCCTGATTGCCGTCGAAGTCGATCCAGTCGCCGGCATGCGCCCCGCGCAGCGTGATGACGCAGGAGCCCATGTTGCGCGGGGCATCGCCCCGGATGTTGGCCAGCCGCCATTCATCGCCCGCCTTGCGCCCTCGCGGAAACAGGCGCGGCACCCAATCCTCGGCGGTTTCACGCAGCCGCGCCGCGACCAGATCGAGATCAAAGCGCAGGGGCTCGCCGCCGGACGGCTGGACGTCGTTGAGATCAAGCAAGGATCACCAGGCCCTTCTCGGCCCGCGTGATCGCAGTGTAGAGCCAGCGGTTCCGGTCGCCGGCGGTGCGACCGAAGCCGTCGTCGAAGACGATGACGTTCTCCCACTGCGAGCCCTGCGACTTGTGGCAGGTGATGGCATAGCCCCAGCTGGACTCGATCAGCCCGCGTCGGACCTGCCATTCCCGCCGCCCGCGTTCGGGGTCGAAGGCGATGTGGTCGGCATACTCGCCATACCAGAGGCTCTGCCGCCCTCCGATACCGGTCCCGTCCTCAGTCTCGACCATGGCGCTGAAGGCGAAAGCATCGTTCGGATCCTGCCGCACCTCCGTGAGGGTCAGGAACATGCCGTTGATCAGCCCCAGATCGTGACGGTTCTTGAGGCAGATGATCTTCTCGCC